AACGTCGTTGTATCCATTGCCGCCACTCTACCTGTTGGGATGCCGCGACGAGGTGAGATTGTTTTTATCCCCCGTCGCGGCGAGCCTATCTAGGATTACTCGTCGTCCCACTCTGCGACAAGAGCAGAGATGTTGCCCTTGTAGTCAGGTGCAGGTGCGGCCTTCTTGGTCTCGACCTTTTTGGGCTCTTCGACCACGTCATCATCCTCATAGACATCGTCATCGACGACGATCTTCTCCTTGGCCGGGTTGTAGTTCTTGGTCCCGGCTGCGGAGTCCTTCTTCTTGACCCCATCGGTCTGTGCGACGGTCAGCGTGATAGCCTTGATGGCCTCCTCGGTATCCTTAGCCGCAACAGCCTCGTGCAGTTCTTCCTCGGTCAGAGGACGCACCGGCTTGAAGAACAGCTTCGGGGTCTCCGAGTTTTCGTCGAACCGCATCTCAGTCATCACCGCGATGATCGGCGTGTTGTGAGCATCGAGGAACTTGGCGTATGCCTGCATCCCCATGTTGCCGTTCTTCGACTCGCCGAAAATGGACGTAGCCGGGAGCTGCAGCTGATAGACCTCGTCAGGCTTACCCTCGAGCGTGATGGCCAGACGCTGATTGAAGCGGCAAGCACGCCCATTGTTGGCACCGGAGCCCTTGACGTTCATCGGGCAGTCCGCGCAGCGCGAGGCTTTCTTCTGCTCTGCAGGGACGTCAGGCGACGGAACTTTGGAGTCCACAGACCAGCAGGTCGGTGCAGCCGTGTTGTTCGGGTCGTAGTCGCCCTCGTAGTAGGTCCGCGAGATAGATGCAGCGTTCACCACAACGATGTTCATGGTGTCGGACTTGGACACGGAGACCTGCTCACCATCGACGAAGAGACGGAACTTGCCGCCCTTGATCGAGAGGCGCTTGCCGCCGCCACCGCCGCCACCGGCGAGGGTCTTGTTCATATCACGCAGCGACTTGAACAGGTCGCTGTTGACGAGAGCGTTGCTGCCTCCGAAGAGGGTCATTTCACCAGCCATGTGGGTTCTCCTTAGTTATCGTTGTCGAAGTTCATTTCCAACTGCACGGGCGCTTTCGGCGCGTTCAGCAGGGCGGTTTCCAGTTCGCGCAGGCTGAACCGGTAGGTGTTGCCAACCTTGATATAGGTGTGCTTCGGGATCGTACCGTTACGCAGCCACTTGCGGAGCGTAGCAACCGACACGGCGAAGTGCTTGGACGCTTCCTCGATGTTGGCGAAGGGTGTATCGGACATTACTTCTTCCTCACAGTAATGACGTACTCGCTGTCCGAGTTGAGCCCCGGGGGCAGCACGTCAGGGTTCTCTTCAAGGAACTGCTTCACCACAGTCTGATTGAGGCGCTTCTCGTAGAACTGCGGGACCCCGTTTTCCAAGATGAACTTGTTCATCGAGTCCCAGTCGTTGGTCCAGTAGCGCGTCTTCATGGTGCGGTAGAACGTCCCGGCGGGGGTGCGGACGCTGTCGATGCCCTGCGTCTTGCAGTAGTCGAGCAGCTCCGACTTGATGGCGTTGAGCTGCATCTCCAAGACTTCATCCTGCTGCTCGAACTCTGCTTTGAGCTCGGCCCGCTTGTCGCGGATTTTGATGTAGGTCTTGGTCAACTGCTCAGGAGTGAGAGCGGTGCCGCTCTCGGTGTCGGTAGTCATAGTGGTTCTCCTTCACTATCAGAATTTGATATTTAGTGATATCCGTTACACTAGTCAAGCAATTCCTTATACAGGTCGACGACCTTGGTATGCACGTCGATCTTCTCGTCGAGCAGCTTGTAGACCCGGCGCTCCACACCCGAACCCTGCAGCTGGACCACGGTGCACTTGTTGACCTGCCCCTTGCGGTGCACCCGGGCGTTAGCCTGTGCGTAGGTCTCGAGCGAGGATGTCGGTGCCCACCAGACCACCGTGTTAGCTGCCGTTAGGGTCACGCCGTGCGCCGCAGCCTGCGGCTGGATGACCAGCACCCGAGGATCGGGTTGCTCTTGGAACTGCTTGAAGATCGAGGTCCGCTCTCCGGCGCTCACCTCGCCGCTGATGACAGCGTTAGTGATACCGTCCTTGGCCAGCTGTTCCGACAGCATATTGATGACGTGCTTGAACGGCACGAACACCAGCACCTTGTGAGTGCTTTCGGCGATGACCTCTTTGAGGACGCTGTAGCGGTTGCCGATGTCGAACTGCACCGTGTCGCCAGATTCGGTATAGCTTGCGCCCGCTGAGATTTGCAGGAGCTTGCCCATCATCACAGCCGCGTTGACCGCGGTGATCTGCTCACCGGCCACTTCCATGACCATCTGGTTCTTGAGGCGCTTGTAGTAGAGCTCTTGCTGCTTCGTCAGCGCGACGTCCCGCTTGACGTAGACCATGTCCGGCAGGTCGAGGCACTCGTCCTTGGTGTAGCGGATGGCAGGCTGCAGGGCTCGATGCACGGTGCGCTCGGAGTTCTCCTTGGGCTTCCAGCGATACTGGGAGACCTTATACATCACCATGTCTCTCCAAGCGTTGAAGAACTTGGGCACGCCCGCCGGGTTGACCAGCTTTGCCAAGCCGTAGGCGTCCTCGGGCCCTTGAGCCGCAGGGGTGCCGGTCATCATCCAGAGCCACGTGTTGGGCTTCACCAGCGAGCTCAGCACCTTCCAGCGCTTGCTCTGGGCGTTCTTATAGTGGCTGGCCTCGTCCACGATGATTAGGTCGTAGCCCGCAGCGGCGATGTCGTCCCGCACGATCTCTACACCGTCGTAGTTGATAATGAGGAACTCGGGCTTCCCGGCGATGATCTTCCGGCGCTTGTCGGCGGTGCCGTGAGCGATACCCACCGTGCGGTGCATGGCGAAGGTGAACAGGTCTGCATGCCACGCACTGTCCATGATCGAGAGCGGGCAGATGACCATGGCACGCTTGATGATGCCCTGCTTCATAAGGAAGTCCGCAGCCCAGATCGCGCTGGCCGTCTTGCCGGTCCCGGCTTCGTTGAAGCAGAACGCCTTCTGGTTCATGGTCAGGAAGGACGCCGTCGTGCGCTGATGCGCCATCGGAGCGAACTTACCCGTCCAGTTGTAGCGGCCCTCGATGGGCGACGGCACCTTGATGTTCAGCCCCCGCAGGGTGTGCGTCTCAGGCACGCCCCAGTTCACGATGACCTCGTGCTCGCTGATCGCCTTGCTCTTCGGGATGACCGTAGTGACTTGTTTTGGATTGCGTAGCTTGAGAAGCAACGCTTTACCGTCGATGATCTGCATGTCGTTCTCCGTAGGTGTTAGGGTTTACCCTAACCTTTGTTCTTGCCGGGCTTGTGACCGTTCCGGCTGCGGTTCTTCGAGGGGCTCTCCAGCTTGTAGCCGTCGGCGTTGCTGCCGCCCTTGGAGAGCATCTTCTTGTGGCTCACATCCTTGCCGGTGCGGTCCACACCTTTCTTGTCCAGTGCGCGCCGTGCACGCTGCCGCTCCATGCGGTCCTCGTGCTCACCACGTTTCTTCTGCATCTGGTATTCGTGCTTATAGGGGCGCGGCGACTTGGTGTACGGCATGGCTAACCCGTGCGGTTGGAGGTGTAGGTATTGTGTATAATACCACGAGCGAACTCCTCGCGCACCATCCGTCGTAGCTCTGTCATCTCTTCCCGCACCACATTCTTGACGAGGTAGTTCAGGTTGTTCTGAAACGCTGAGGAGTGCACGATCTGCAGAGCCAACTCTTCCCGGGCCCTGAGTGCCGCGAAAGCTAGGTTGTCGCTCTCGATAGCTGTGTCGAGCAGCCGGTGCGAGCCTGTGGTGTCCCCGAACAAGAAGTCCTTGATAGCATGTGCCATCTTTTTCTGGATGTGCTGCTCCAGCAGGAGGGCGGTGTTAGCCGCCTCGTCCATGGATACCTCGTCGCTCATTTCCCACCTCCATGGTGTGCGCATTGCGTAACCGGACAGTGCTTTCGGCACAGCCCTGACGGTCGCGGGTTCCATACGTTTGTCTCGTGCGCCTTCTCCAAGGCGGCGTATTTCATCACCCACGGCTTCCACAGCACACCCTCGTCAGTCACAGAGTAGTCCTGCTTCACGATGTCGTTGGCGATGGTGAAGAGCAACGCGCCCTTCACCCTCTTGACCTGCGGGAAGTGCTTGAAGATGGCCAGCGCCATAACCTGCAGCTGCCCAACGTCGGCATACTTCGCACTCTTACCAGTCTTGTAGTCCACGTAGCGGGCGGTGTCTCCGTTCACGATGATAAGGTCGCCGATGCCGCGGAACCACACGTTCTTATCGAAGAAGCCACACGGCTCCAGATCAGCGGTGAGGCCCATCTTGAGTTCGCAGTGCTTCTCCCCCGGCATAGCCGCAAGCCGTTCCATAGTGGCCTGCATGAACGAGAACTGCGGGGGCAGTGGCTTGCCGTCGCGGATAAACTCCTCGCACGCCGTATGAAAGGACTTCCCGTATAGGGTTGCCTCGGTGTCCTTAAAGGGGAACTCATTCAGCACGGTGACGTGGTAGAACTGCTTCGGACACTTTTCGAAGTTACTGATCTTGCTGAACGACCACGCACCTGCCTTGCTCATTTGCCAAAAAGCTCCACGTCTGCCATCCACCGAAAGTGCGGTTCAAGGGTCGAAGCGGCGGGGCCGTCTATGAACGCCATGAACGTCGCGGGTTGTTTGTATTCTTCTCGGCAAAAGCGCAGCATCTCTTCTGCGTCTTTTTTACGAAAATACCCGCCGTCGTATGTCCGGTTCACAGGGTTTATAATTACATACGGCACTATGCACCTACCCCTGCTTTTTTAAGCAGCACTGCTTGGGGGACCTTCCTAAAGCTGATGTTTATACGGGCGTTAGGGGTACCCCTGATCTGGCTCACCCGGTAGTTAAGGTACAGCGCAGCGGCTATGAAGGCCCCGTTCGATATATACGGGACCGCACCGGGACGCAGGGCGGGGGCGGTTTTCTCCGCGTGGTGCTTCAATCCGTAACTAGAGTAATTCGGGTTTACCGTGGTGCGCCGCCCATGATAGTCCAACCACCGAATAGCGAGATCGACCTGTCCGAGGTCCACCCGAGACGGCGTGTCTCCAGCCTCGAACGGCGCAAGCCCGTTACCCTTCAGTCGCGGGTTAGCCGCCAGCACAGCGTCAAGCTCTTCCTGAGTGATAAGCATTACTCCGTCTCTCCATAGTTCTTGCCGATTCCGGCTTCGCAGTCGACGGGAAGGCCCTCGGCCC